CCGCTAGGGCTCTTATGCTCTTTCTTCATTCGTACCAATCTATACGCATCTCAGCCATCTGAGAGCTGCTGTTTACATTCGTTAAACGAAACAGATATGTTGTCAACGGCTTTAAAATAAATTCAAAACTAGTTCCCCTACCACCAGCTCCACTTCTATTTCCTGAGCCTTCTGCGCTTGTAATAAGTTCAGAATAAAACTCTGTGCCTACTGCGGTTACAGTTGGATTTAATACCGCAGCCGCTTGGCTTGCTGTAGTAATTACTCGATTACGGCGATGCAAAGTCATTGCTGTGCCGCCGCTGGTTGTTGCGCTTTCGTAGGCATAAATTTCAGCCTCTCCACCACATTGATAATCAACAAACGCGTGAGCCTCTAGTCCAGCTGGCCACGCAATAGCAATGTTAATGCTTGAGCCAACAGCCAATCTAGATGCGTCTTTATGTGTGTGATATACATAATACCCAACACCTTCATGCAACCGCAGATGGTTTACATCTACAGTCGGGAATGGTCTATCCGAACTCGCAAGAGTCTGTACGTTGTTTTTATCAACATAGCTAGGTGATACATGGCGAGACTTTGTAGAGAGTGACTCACGCTCAACTGTAATCGGCATTATTTTTTCTTAGGCTTCATTGCGGTCTTAGCGGCTTTAACAAATGCAGCATCTGTAGGGGCGCCAGGAGAGCCAGGCTTACGCATCTTCTCCTTAGATCCCGCTTCGATCCGCTCACGTTTTTTATGGATATTGGCATAGAGGCCAGCTTTCATATTAGTACCCTCCCGCTTTACGGCCTTCAGACATAGCAATTGCTTTTGCCTGAGCTGGTGTTTTTACTTTTTGACCAGAGCTTGACTTGAGTTTTCCTTTAGAATACTCGCGCATTACTTTTGCAACTTTGGCTTGCATCTTATCTGTATCTGGCATGACTGTCCTTTATAGGTTTTGACTAGAGCCAAGGGTTTCTTGCATCCCCATCTCTGCATTTAATCGTGCATCCGACAAGAGTTGACGGCCTCTGCGTTTTGCACCACGCATCTTTGCGCCAGCCTCTTCTTGAGATTGTGTAGCTTTTTGTACACCAGCAACTGGTTTTGATTCTGGCTTTGGCTCAGGAGCCTTTACAGATCCACCACCACCACCACCTCCAAATACTCCACCCATGATTAATATCCCTTCATCTCGTTAGAGCCAAGCGTTTGGATGCCTGTCTCTGGGGTTAAACGTGTATCCGATAACAACATCCGGCTACCGCCACGAACACGCGCTCTAGCACGAGCTGCGTTTTGCTCTGCTAGTTCGCGCTTTTCCTCTTCGGCTTGTGCGCGTATCTTTGCGTTTTCTTCTTTAGTCTCAGCAGCTGCTCGTTCAGCACCGCTAGTATCTGGAGATCCACCAAATAGTCCACCCATTTAACACCTCGTCATTAATAAGTAATCCACCTTGTCAGGGCCATACATCCTTAAAACTGTTTCGGTTTCAAACCTTAATGCTTTCGCATAACGTATTGCCCGAATATCGTCAGTTCTAACAGTTATTTGCAATCTATGCAAGTTGAGATATCGGGTTGCGATATCTACAAACGATCTGCCACATCTAAGCATGGATGCTGGGTGTTCTCTAGCCTGGTTATCAAAGATGCTCCACATCTCGCCAACTCCACCCCAGAAAAATACAACTCCAAAAATGGCTATTGGTTTGTTTCTATAGAAAGCGGTAACCGCTGCGCCAAGCATGGATTGGCTGTATATCATAGATCTGAGGTCATAGCCCCTAGCCACAGCCAACAGCTCTGGCTGGGTAGTATCGAGCTGGTCAAAATGGTCAATCACGAATGGCAGATAGAACACCCCTCTCTTGGGATGCATCTCCTCATTCAATACCTCATAAGGTATGGTTACTTTCATCTTGCAAAGATATCAAAGTCGCTATTGGCTACAGTTTGGGCTACAAAAGTCTTTGATGAGGCATCTCCTGGGCGGGTCATGCGCTTGTATTCACCGCCCCCTAGCAAGAGATATCCAAAGGCATCACCAACGTGGGAGTGTTCGTTTTTGTTTGGGGTATCCCTAAACCGCTCCTGACCAGAACCTACCGATACCCGCTTGAAATGGTAGCCGCCAGCCAAGGACTTGCGCAATAGCTTGCATTTGGTGTCAACTAACAGCCCCGGCTTGCCGTTAATTAAGCGTTGCATGGGCGCGGCAGCTGACTCTCTACGAACTTTAAAATCATTCGAGGGTGTTGGCTGTGCCTTAAGACCTAAAGTTCTGAGGAAGTCAAAAGCTGTTACCTCATAGATGGCATCCCGCGCCATACCAGCTGGATCGCCCCATACCAACACTTGCATACCTGGATACTTTGCGTTGATTTCAGCGATGAGCTGGTGGCCAAAGCGCTCCAATCCCATGTCAAAGGTAACAATCTCATCAATCACTTGCCACCTACCGCTGGGTAGCCTCTGCCCAATCACCGCAGCTGGGGTTAAACCAAAGTCAAGACCGATCTGAATCGGCACAGAGTTGTCCAAAATGGTCTCTCCAGACATCAGGTTATCGTCATATTCATGCCAAACCGATCTGCCCTCTTGGACGTAGGTATATTTGCCTTCGGCATAGCATCGAATCCAATCAATGTTCTTACCTAAGAGCATCTGTTGATAGTAGCCAGCCGGTAGATTGGCTACGTTTTCAGCCTTCTTGTTTAGTTGCCACCACTTACCCGCTGAGAAGATACAGTCATTGGCCTCTGGGTTCTCTGGGAGGTTGTCTTTTGCAACCTCGATAACACCGCCAGGCTGCTTAAAGAACTTCCAAGCGTATGGCCCTGTCATCTTTTCTTTCTCGGCCATCCTAAACCACCAATGGTCATCATCCATGGGGTTGGTATCCATCCAGATGCCATGCCAACTAGCGCCACCATCTCGCTTGGTAGGGTATCTACCTACTCGGTGGGTAAGGCCATCGATTACCGCCTTGGGCAACTCTCGTGCCTCGTTAACCCATGCCCCTGTTAGCTCTAGGGATAATAGCTTTCTAACGTCTTTCGGTTGGTCAAGCGCTAAGAAGATTACCTCGCAATCGATACCAGCGGCATCGTCTCTAGCCGGTAGTCGGATGTGGTGGGTAATCGGTGGGGTATAAAGCATTGGCCCAAAGGTATTCTCTGGGAATAGGTCTTGCCAGGTCTTTATTGTTGTTGTCTTGAGTTCGGGGTAGCTATTGCGTACAATGACAAAACGGGTATATCGGACACCATCGATAGGGGAGGGCTTTTGCTGAATTGCCCGAATGAACACCTCGGCAGCACACGCATAGGACTTGCCCGATCCTACTGGCCCCATCATCCCACGCACAAACGCATTGCTTGTTAGGAACTTATAAACCTCTGGAGACTTGGAAAAATCAAGACTGATACCAGTTGATGGTATCTGTTTGCTTGACATCTCTTTTGTTCTAGCCATTGATTTTTAACGCTTTTCAGTTAATATTAGCTAACTTTAACATTATAAGGTATGTCATGGCTAAAAAAGTGTGTACCGATGAAGAGTTTATAAGCATCTGGCGAGAGCATCAATCTCCAGAAAAGGTCGGCCAAGCGATAGGTCTTAGTACTCGCAACACCTTAAAAAGACGTAGAACGATAGAGCATCAATATGACATCGTTTTAGATGCTTTGTCTGCAAGTGGAAAGCCTAAGATTTACATTCCAGACGAACAGATGCAAGCCAATATCACTATCGACAATGGCACAATCCTAGTTGGCTCAGATTGCCACTACAACCCAGAATACGTTACGACAGCTCACCGAGGCTTTGTTGAGTTTGTAAAGTATCTGAAACCAAAGATTGTCATTCTCAATGGGGATATCGCAGACTTCGCTAGTATCTCAGCGCATCACCGCATTGGCTGGCAGAAAGGCCCCACAGTCAAAGAAGAGCTAGATGAAATCCAAGAGAGACTCGGAGATATTGAAAAGGTAAGACCACCTGGCTGCAAGTTAATGATTACGATTGGTAACCACGACTTACGATTCTCCGGCAAACTGTCTAACATCCTACCTCAGTACGAGGGCATCAAGGGTTTTGATATTGCTGACCATACAATTAATTGGAAATGGTACTGGTCTATCATGGTAAACCAGACTTGCATGATTAAACACCGCTGGCATAACGGCATCCATGCGGTCTATAACAACACCATTAAATCGGGTACGAGTTTTGTTACAGGGCATCTACATTCTCTTAAAATTACCCCGTGGACTGACTATACGGGTACGAGATATGGGGTCGATACTGGCACTATGGCCTGTATTAAGGACAGCCAGTTCAGCTATACCGAGAACAACCCGGTCAACTGGAGGGCCGGATGGGCAGTATTGACTTTTATCAACGGCAAGATGATGCCCCCAGAGCTGGCAGAGGTTGTTAACGAGGATGAGGGTTTAATTTACTTTCGCGGCCAACTGCTAAAAGTATGATCCAGCTGACATCCACCATTCTCAAGAATATGTACACCATGCTTGTGGTGTGCAAACCCTTTGATAAGTGGGATATGCCTTTGCCATGTCAGATTAAGTTCATTGTGGATCACGATCCAGACACCATGGGAACCTACCTCCACGATGATGGTGCAGACAAGTATGAACACGTCATTACTATCTCGGCTGCTCGTTGTGGCTGGCTCGAAACAGCTCTCCGA